ATTGCCCTCTCATTCTAATCTGCAATGTTATGGAGGGTCGAGTTATGCAACAACTTCTCAAATACTGCTGTGTGCGTCACGTGCGTATGCCAAAGAAGGAAGCGCTTGCATCCTTTTACAAGAAGGATATTCCAGATGAACTCTATCGTCTCGGTGATTTGCGTAAAGTATCACAACGAATGATGTGCGATACAATGCCTGTCGGCTACGATACAAATGCCCCTCAGGAGGACGATTCCATTCATGTTGCTATTCGGGCAGCCTGGTCAACATTGTATCATACCTGGAATGAGAACGACGAACTGGATTTGGAAACGAAAGATGCGAATTTGGCAGGACTCCTCTTTCATCAGAATCTGCCTGCACGAATTCCCTTTGAGGCATATTACAGACTCCTATCCGTTATGCGGTGGAGTGACCGCGCCGATTTCTGGGCATTTTTTCATCAATGTTGGAACTTGCTACCGCTGTCCTATAACCTCAAATTGAAATATCCCAATAAATATTTGACGTATTTTACACAGCCTGAGAGCACCCCTGTGCCACAACCACAGGATCTTCAGTATACACAGGTTCTCACAAAACAATCTGCACTCTTTAATTCATGGAAGGAGATGAATCGTGTGTCTAACGAAATGCAGGTGCCATTCCGATGTGTCAGTCAGTGGGCGACAAACCAAACTGGCAAGTTGCGCGATATTCTCGGTCTGCCTATTCGTCCACTTGTACCAGAAGCTCACCCAGTTGTGAGCCGGTCTGGGCTTGCATTGTCTGGTGTTGATGAGTTTCAGCAGACGACACTTGGGAATATAATTGTACTACCTGCAACGGGCTCTGGCGCCCCACGCGCTGGGCCGAAGAAATCAAGAGCTCCCGCTGATCCGAAAAAGCCAGCTCGTAGAAAAAAATCAGGTGCTGAAGCCGTGTCAGCGAAACCCCGCGAATAAAATTCATATCTGACACGAAGAGCAGATCAATCTTCCCTGCATTGAAATCGTCTACCACGCGATACATTGTGTTCGGATCAATTCGTGCATATTTGATTCCCATTCTGTCAAGATCGGGCATCAACTGATAATAATTATTCTCAAACATCGTAAATAACATCATGGGTTCGTTACGATGTTCTCGAATATACCGCAGACATGCATCATGGCGATTATGAATTGCTATTCCAGATGTATCTACTGGAGCATCATCTGCAACTAGATTCACCATATCGTCAAAATTAATCTCACGACGACACGTTGGACAACCCGTGTGCATCAGTGAATGACGTAGAATACAATTCCCACAAAATGCATTCATACAACAGACTGTTAAGACGCGGTGCGTTGGTGTATCTAGACAGATGGAGCAATCGTCATTTGATTTATTCATAATAACCTGTCTCCGCTCATTATAACGATCAATGAGTTCATTCGCGGTATACGTCTGAATACCGAGTGATTCAAAAATGTGTGGGATTTGATTTGGGAGAAACGGCTCTCCTGACATTTGGCGCAAGGTTGTTACCGTGTAGTATGGACGGCATTCAATTGCAATAGACACAGGCGGAGGGAGTTGCAGACTTTCTTGTACAGATTCTGTTAGATTTCTCAGAATGAGCGAAGACCGTGCAACATGATGATATGGTATATATTGTTTTAGGAAATTGGACGATGTAATAGATGTCATTATACTACCCGTCTGACGATTCGCATCAATGAGCCATTGTTGACAGTCAGGATGGAGTGTGAGACGGTCTTGGATGTAGAGCAGATTTGTCGGCGTAATCCATACATTGCGAAATAGAAATCCGAGCCAATGGCTTGTTATCAGCCAGAGAAATTCGAATTCCAACTCAGGGTCATTGCCTGTTATATGAATTGATGCTGCATCGTCAATAAATACATGTTTCCACCGAATCCCGTGCTGATTTGCATAATCGTGCACGTGTCTGTACACTTTTTGTGAAACGAGCGCAAAATCAGATTCACAGAGCGAGGCAGGCGTGACCTTCGTCCGTAGAATGCGACGATTCTCAATGAATGCAGCGGTAAATGTCGTGTGTTGTGTAATTTCTTGGCGCCACTGTTGAAAAAGATGATTCGGTACAATTATCAAATTCACTGCAGATAGGTCACGTAGTGTCTCCAGATGGTGCGAGTAAAAATAGCGATTGGATGCAGGATCCAACTCTCCTTGACGTACATGGGCGTGAGACGTCGGCTGTGTGCGTCGTGTGAGCAAATTGGAGATATATGACAGAACTGCGAGTGTTTTCCCTGAACCTGGTGGATCTCCTATAATGCCGAGTTTCCCATGAACAATCTGATTATTTGTCACAAATCCGTGCGTCATCCGCATCTCATGCGCACACATTCCGTGAACAAGAGACGTCTGATGAGGTAAGCGCTCTGTGCGAATGTGAGGTGTATCAATTGAGGCTATATTCTTAGGGAGGCTATTTCTATACACGCTATTGATTGTGGATAACTGTTCAAAGAGACTGATATCAGACATAGTTAATGATTGTTACGGTTTTTTCTTTAGGCCTGTGCGCAAGATGTATAGATAATAATTATAATTAGCAATATATAATTATTATATAAAACTATATTGAATTCAGGGATGGGCAAAATAGGGTCTATTCAACTAACTTGAAAAGTAGATTATAATAAATTTATATTTCAAGTTGTCCCTTCGTTATATGAGAATGGTTAAGAAGGGGGTACGGGGTTTAACGGAAGCAAGCTTCCGCAGAAGGGGTTTTGCCCACCCCTGTATTGAATACGAATGATATTATGATGATGAATAGAATTCGCGTAGAGATGCGTCCTTGATAATATCACGAATCTTCATCGTCGTATCACGAAGCATCGAATTTGTTGAACCGCGTAGATTATTCTTATCAAATGTATTGTCCGCATGGCACATTACAAGGATCGTCTTCAGTGGATCCAGCTGAATCATTGGATTACGATAATCATCTAGGAACGACTTCTCCTCTGCATGAGTCTGTACCTCATTGTACCGATGTGATACAAGATACGAGCGACGGTATGCAAGTGTCCCATTTGTCGCATGCGATGGTCCATAGGGTCCAGCACGAAGAATTTTCTTGTCAACTGTGAAGAACAGGAGCATTTCACTTGAACCGGCCAGTTCAACGCGAGGATTCTGTGCGAACTTCTGCACTACGTGTGCAACACGCTCAGGTGGGTAATAATCATCGTCGTCCATCGCAACAATAATATCACCGCGCGCCAGATCATTCATCATATTGCGTTTCTGACCGATCAGGAGTTTCGTGTCGTGCGGTACATACCGAATATTGGGAATTGTGCGTGCAGCGGCGTCAAACAGATCACCGACTTTGTCCGTGCCGTCATCCAGAATAATCCACTCCATACGATCCTTTGGATAGGTCTGTGCATTATATACACGAATTAGATACGGAATGAATTTGCGACGATTATAGGTCGGAGTTACAATAGACACGAACGGGCGACCACCAGACATTATGAATCTACTGGAGAATAGAATTTACTGGAGCTTTAGGTATCTATGCGTTGTCAATCACCTCTTTGGAAATTGGCGTTTTCGTTATTTGATTTCCATTCTCATCTAGCTCTGTATATGCATGGCGTTCATTCAGTGTATTTTTGAACTTTGCGTATAAATCTGCAAATCCGCCTATTTTCTTCGTTGCCTCAAAATCTGGAAAACTGGAGCGTACACTCTCTAAAAACATCGTATACATACGTGTCAGATTTGCCTCTTCATCGGCAGGATAGTATGTGATTGGAAATGTGAGTAAACGCATCAGTGTTGTCTCATACCGATGTGTTGAAAGAGGCCAGAGTGTGTATATGAATGGCATCAGTGGAAGTTTATCTGCAGGCTCCTTGCTCGTATTTGCATATACGCGGACCAGAACAAATACGAAATAATATGCCATCAGACCAAATAGCAGGAATGGATTGAGTATACATCCCACAAGTGTTAGAGGGAATATGAGCAGTCGCATTCCAAATGGATACATAATCATATGATTCGTAACAAGTGATGCGATGATAATGCTAAATACAACAAGTATTGTCGTAATAACAATACTTGTAATCAGTGCACTGCGCTCTGCCTCGGCAATCTCTTCAGGAGTTAGAATTGGTCCCTGTACTGGATTATTTGAGGCATCCGTTGTTGCTTGAAATGTTTCTGCTTTTTTTGGCGTAATATATGTCGCAATGACCTGTTTTAATTTATCTACCGACCCTGATAGAATGTCAGTGACTTTCATCCCTGCCATTCAATTGTAAAAAAACTTGGTGTTATATTACTCGGCTGTTATTTACTTGCGACGCGCGGTTTGTTGCTGTGCCTGGCGAAGTTGTGCACTTAACTGCATATTTTGTTGACGGAGTGATGTAATTGTTGCATTTGCGACTGCGAGTTGCCGTGAGAAGGTCTTTTCGGTTTCCAGAGCTTTCTGTGTGGCTTGCAACTTCTGCTCTGCCACCTGGAGACGTTGCTGTAAATCTGCAAGTTGCGCAACATACGCTGGGCGAGGTAGAGGATGTGGTGTTGTCGGTGTCACAGGAATACTTGAGGTCAGATTTGGCACCTGTGTAAATCCATTGGACACAAGTTCCTTTTTCACCTCCGTATAGAGTGTTGCAATTGCCGGATAATAACCCGTTCTGCGTAATACTGCAACAAATGCGGTTGTCATTGCACCCTGTGGTAGATTTGTTACTGCAGATACTGTCTCTGCTGCATAATCATTGTCCTGGCATCCTGAGAAGCAGTAGATTCCGCCCTGTGTAGTCGTCTGATTTGCGGTCTGCACGCCCTGATTCGGCAGATCCATCACTGTTCCACTGCGACAGCAGTCAAATATAGTAACACCTGTGCCACGGAGACGGCCTAGACTTGCTTTTATTGTATCATCGCTGATAACACCGCTTGTTGCAAAATCAGCAGGTACAATACACTCATCACGCCCATCTGCCTCATCGCGACTTACGTCAGGCACACTTACACCATGTCCTGAGTAATGCACATAGACGAATTGCGGATTCTCCTGTACAAGTGCATCCATTGCTGCCAGAATACGCGCTTTTGTCGGCATTGTGGATGGGTCGTCGTCGCGCAGAACGCGGATTTCCTCAGCTTTGAATCCATACGCATCCATTAATACACCTTGCATCTGAATGACATCCTGGATGCATCCATAGAGCTGGGCGCTACCCGAGTAGTTAATACCAATAAGAAGTGCACGTTTCGTGCCAGTTTGTGACATGTTCTACAGTAGGTTGCGAAAATAATTTGGGAGGGACTGCTTACAGGGCGTACTTCAGACCACCCATGCCTGCGCTGACAGTGACCCAATTGATACTTTCTACATAGACTGTTATATCATACATGTAATTTGTATTCAGCGCGAGTGGATAGATATTCAGATCAACCTGGAGAAGACGAATACGACTGGAGTTGACAGAACCGTCTGGTTGGTCACGTGGTGAGTTCAGACTGAACGGATAGACGAGTAGACCTGTCTGTGTTGGATTGCCTGTCATGTATTTCCACGGCACATTTCTACGGAAATAGCTAATCGGCTTATCCTCCTGTAGCTCATTACCGTCACCGAGTACACGCAGAGTTTGTAGAACCTCCTGCTGGCCTGCAGTTGTGATTACACGGCCCGTTGAGTAAAATGCGAATTGTGGTACTGGAGATACAGGAGGCAAATAGGGTGCATAGGGCGATATCCAATTTGTAAAATTTGCATAGTCATTGCGGTATATGAGAGTATCTGACCTGCGTGGTATAATAAGCAGACGTGTGATTGGATTGTGTGTATACAGCTCCACAATTTCTCGCTGTGTCAGCCCTGGAAATTGGTATGTTGTCACCTGTCGAACCAGATACTGCAGGGGCATTGTTGCAAACTTTTTGCGTTCTTCGTCCGTCAAGTACACATATGTCATCTGTATACGGGGGTTGAGTGGCCACGTTGGAATGAGTGGTTGCGGTACGCCAAAATCTGTGAGAAAACTACCAATTTGTTCGTCAGAGCAATCACTCACACTCACGTAGCTGGGGTTGTTAATATCTGACAGGTTCGTGATTTGACGAAATCCTGGAGCAACCAGGTTGCCAGACGCATCTTTTACGCGATAAAGCTGTGAAATGGGGCGCAGTGTAATCTGAATCTCGCATTCCATGTACTGTAGTGCAACCAGCGGGAGTGCGTGAAAGGTTGATTCAGAAAACCAGAATGGAATCGGCACTGAAATAGTGCGTCCTGGAATAGACGGACGATTGATATTTCCACCCAATGCATCTGGCACTACATTTGGATAGACGCCAGGTGTCGGGATGTAATTTCCTGGGACAGAGAGGTAGGGTGCATAGATACCATTTGCAGGGTCAATAAGTTCGGGCACATCTCCCACGAGCTGTTGCCATTTCGCAAACGCATCTGTGTCCAGATCTGCGAGTGCACGCGCCTGAATATAGTTTCCATCAAACTCTTGAATCTTAGAGCCTCCAATGAAAATTCCAATATTCTGGATTATTGAACATCCTAGATAACGAGCCCAACGGAACTCGTATTGAGCCTGACGAGTTGCACCAAGCAGTTCCGTATTAATCCATTTGCTGTAAATGTCTGGAATATCAAATGTAAAGTATACATCGCGCACTAGGTCAGCAACACGCTGGATTTTGAAACGAACCTGAATCGGCTGGTCAATGGACAGCTCCTGTGTACCGTCCATTGTAAATGTAACAGATTCCTCCGCAAAATGGGAGTATTTTTTGTAGACTTTGTAAAAATATGTGAAATCAGGATTGCCACTGAGATTCACATTTTGTGCTCCGTAGGCAACTAGACTAAATAATCCACCTCCAGGCATTCCACTATTTTGACTACGGTCTTTTATACTCTTATGTTTAGACCCGTGATACGCAGAATCTATATAATGAAATTCAGGAAAATCTCATTATATACTATCAAATTGATATTAGGTACGCCTATGCATTCTCCGTCCACCAGGAATCGGCCAGGTAGGGCGCGAGCATACCATTCGCAGAGCTGGCGAATTTCTTGGATGGCCCCTCTGCCATCATCGAATTAATCTCCGTGTAGCTGAGGGCATAGCTGAAATAGATAACGCGACTGACAACACCCTTCATTGCGCCAAATACGCTGAAGGTTCCGCCATTGAGGGATGGCACAGTCTTGGGTATTTCAATACGACGCTGGCTGAAGCAAATAATATTGCCATAATTCTGGTACGGTGCAAATCCATCAAAGCCCATACGCTTGGAGAGGTTGCCATTCACAAACACCTCCAGATGACCCGCCTTGCACACAATCGCCACGTGCACCCATTTGCCTACAGGGATATTCTCAACGTCCACGCAATTATTCCACGTCTTATATGTATTCATATACACACGGAGAGTGTTCGTGTTTGAGCACATATATACACCGGGACCGAGAAGAGGCCACTGACCTGGATTACCCTTGTGGAATATATGGAGCAGACCCTCCTCCTGACGGAATGTACTCGGATGTGCAATCATAAAAAACGAATACGTAAATTCGGGGCCTGTCCGCTCATTACTAGACAGATTCGTCGGTAGAGCGGCGGGCTCATTCGGATTCTGCAGAATCGTATACGTCTTGTCTTCCGTTGCATACGACATTGGCATTAGCTCCGTGCGGTACTGTGCCATGCGATTCATGTAGTTATAGATGGACTCCATCATGCCGAACACAATGTAGACAATGACTACAATTGCGAGACTTATCATGATTTGTGATACTGCAGACGGGCTTGCGACTGCATTTGTAACTGCACTCTGATTCACTTGCATCCTCCTCTACTAATTAGACATTAATTGTGGATTGTGGCTGGAAAAACGACTGCAGATATGCGCCCAGATCGTTAATAGGGGCTGGTCCCGCCATATACGACTTATATACCTGGTCGGGAGAGACAGCGTAGTTGTACATGCTTACACCTGCAATGTAACCACCGAATCCACCGAAACCGAGGAGAGTTGCATTGTAACCACCGCCGTCCACCTTGAAATGTGTCGGCAGGACACAAGAGCGGGCGAGTTTACCATCCAGATAGACGTCGCACGTCTTACCATTTACAGCGACTGTGACTTGGACCCAGCGTTGCATATCCAGTTCGGGGAGATCGCAGAGCTGGTTCGTGGAATCCAGTAGAGCTGAGCCTGTATCCAGATTTGTGAACAGTGCATTTTGCGCAGCCTTGTCTAGGCGATCGGAGGGGATTAGGCCACTATTCTGTGCACCGCCTGCGCTACTTGCCGGCGTTGCATCCGAGGGCGTGTGCAGACGAATGTGCAGTTGTGGCTTATTACCACCTAGATACATGCGAATCGTGTCAAATGTATTTCCACCGATGCTCAGGATATGCTTATTGCGTCCCTGGCGGTATGACCAGTTCTGAACATAGACCCACATAGAAATGGAGAATTCACCGCCCTCGTAGAGTCCAGGCATGTTGGACGAGGAGATAGTGATTGCACCTGTCGGTTCAACCTGTGCATTCGTCTTCGGACCCAGCAGTGTTGTGGAGGAGAGTGCACCTGCACCGAACAGGTATCTGTATAAATAGAAGAGCCCAACCAGACCTAGAATAACAATGACGATTTGAAAGAACCGTGTCGTAATGGTTTGTGCGTCCATTGAACGTATCTGTAGTATGGACGAGATTTTTATATCCACAACACAGTTTATCTAGTTTATATAGGTATAGAATGGGTGCAGGGGTGTCGTTGTCATCTGGCAATATTAGTAATAATTCTAACACGTATGAATTTAATTATTTAATTCCATACGAGTTGATGAATAATATGATACAGGCGAATACACCAAGTAGTAAATATGTGGATGCTATAGTAGAAATTGTTAAAGGTGGTGGTAATATAATGCGTAAAAGTCATATATTTGATGCAACACAATATCCTACGGTATATTTAACAAGTGATATACACAGTGATTTTAGAAAACTTGTTCAAATATTACAAGGATATGGACTGATACGTACAGATATTGATCCATATAACGACGATGATATTTATAAACCAGAATTAATTACAGAAACAGAATGGACAGGTGGTTCAAATACGTTATTCGTTATAATTGGCGATTTAGTGGATGGTTTGCGAAGTTATAACTACCCCAATAATCGTGTTAAATTCAATGCTCCTAATGATAGATTAGGAACATTTGAATTTTTACAATATTGTTTTTTATATAATTTACGTATTCGTGCTCTAATGCAAAATTCAGATATTATATGTACCATTGGAAATCATGAAACGACAACAGTATTAACAAATAGTTTACCGCGTACAATAAATACTGGAGACTTAGTTCCAAATAAAATAGATCCTATAATATATTCAGAATTTACATCGAAATTATATAATGGATTATCTACAAATAGTAAAACTAAACAGTATGCTGATATTTTGTATTTTAATAACCAATATATTGCTAATGAAGCTAAGAAGTTTTATAAAACATCTACACAACGCGAAAAATTATTACAACCATTTGTTACACACGTATGGCCTTATTTTATGATAAGTATTATGAATGGAGATACAAAAGAAGTTGCATGTGTTCATGGAGGGTTGCATTATAAAGATATGTCAGGTTCAAACGTTGATAGAACACATTTATTAGAGACTATTCAAACCGAGATTGATAGAAGAGAAAGTAATACTAGTATTTTTGCACCTTATTTTATTAATTTTAATATTATTGATAATAATAGCCCTGTATGGACACGATTCTATTCATCTAACAAAGATGGGATATGTAAAGATATTAGTGATTCAGAATACTCATTGATAGTAGTTGGCCACTGTCCAACTAATTATGGAAACAATTCTATAATGCCACGATTTGCAGAATTAAAAAGAGTAAACAGTGAATTCTATAGAGGGTGTAATAATGGTAAGGATGATCCGCTTAAAAGAGGCTGTGTGTATATTGATTGTTTGCACAATAAACCAGGTGGACCTCAGCTTGCATTTGTAGATACTGCATTGTCAAATGGGCAGAGGGCTCCAGAACCTACTATAGATAATTCAGAACGCTCTGTTGAATGCTTACGTCTGCGACATGATAAAGATGCACCTCCTACAAGATTTTATAATATTGTTGAACGTGTTCATAGTGGTACAGGTAAGCCTATTATACCTACATCTCCTGAGAATGCAAGTGCTGGTGCAGGTGCTGGTGCTGGTGCAGGTGCTGGTGCAGGTGCATCTAACGCACGTATAACACATGGCGGATATCGTCGCAATATACATTATGGATTAAAAACACGGAAAAAACATAAGAAACAACGTAGAAGAAGTTATAAAAGAAATTTGCATTAATTATTGTTATATTTTTATTCATTTTGAGCTAAATAAAGGATTTTTTTCCATTTCAGTAACTAATACATTGAATTTTGCAATACTAGTATCAACCGTGTCTCTTGCCATAAAATCTGGAGATATCATATTAAATGCAAAATCATTTAACTTATTTAAAATGTCAGTATATAATTCTACTTTTTCTTTAGAGAATTCAATATTATTTAGAGATATTGTCATTCCACGAATATAAAACAAAAATGCAATTCCAAGGCCATATGAATCATATGTATCGATAATTACTGAATGTATTTTGTTATCAATATAAAATCTGTAATCATCGTTAAGTGCTATTACCAATCTTTCGTCTCTAATATACTTATTTATTTCACTGAAACATTTCAGAATTCCTGTTTTATATAAATTAACTAATCCTAAAATGAATTCGGAAATTTTTTTAGTGTTTGGTCTTATATTATCAAAATCTTCAATCAACAGGTTAAGTACTTTATTATAGTGTGAACGTATATGTTTATTTAAAAGTATGTATATATATTTTATGAATTCTTCTTTCCTTGGTTGTTTAACACGTTTTAACTGTACTAATGTTATTATATTAGCAATATCATCTATATTATCTAACATATATTTTTCAATTGGATGCGAATATAATATTCTGTTATCCTCATATAAAAAACTCTTAAAATCTGATGTAGTCATTAAATAATCAAAATCAATAATTTGTAATTTACCAGTTGTAATATTACAAAGGACATTCGTATCACGTATATCACCGTGTATGTATCCAGAATCATTAATAGCTTTTACAATTTCTATTGCATTTTTCATCTCTTTTACGATTTGCAGTAGTGATACATTACGTAACAATTGTTCCTGTAATTTATTATTCTCATAAATATCATATAAGTCATATCCCATATCATTCATACGTACACCATATAATGATGTATTATTAGATGCATTTCTTAACTTTGCGCGTATATTATTATGTATACTTTTGTTTTTAATATTTCCTAATTTAAAATTACGCTCATAAGGGTCAATATTATATGCTAATGGTGGAACGCGACGTCTAATTTCTTCAATATTACGCAGTGCCTTATTATACGCATTTTTTGAGAAGAATAGTTTTGTTACTTTTTTTGGGAATGAATGAGTTTTTCCATTTACTATATTATTTACTGCGGGAGATAGAACTACACCATAACTACCTATTCCGCCACGAATATTCCTGTTTCTTATAGTTTTATTGCGCCTGGCATTATTCCCTGCATTTGCACCAGCACCTGCATTTGCACCAGCACCTGCATTTGCACCAGCGGTTGCATTCGCACGACGAGTATATTTCGGTGCTAACCCAGCACCGCCTGCTGGCTTGCGTGTATTACCATTACTAGTACTACGCATTGAATTTCCATTTCCATTTGGTGCAACTTTTTCCATCTTCTACATATATCTGAAGTAAATAATTTTAATTATTTCAGATATACTCCTTTATAAACATCAGTTATACGGCGAATACCAGGCTTTCAGTTGATCCGATGGAGGTTGTGTTACACCGTTGCAGGGAATTCCAGGAATACAGATTGACTTCAATTTCATTGAGAATGGAATCGGCGGAAGTTGGAGCCGAGGAGCTGCTGCCACAGGCATACCTGATGTATCAGAGAGATGGCGCATCTCACGAATCACCTCGCTCGGTGTCATTCTGTATGGAGCAACAATGACATTCACTCCTGATCCCAACATTCTCTTATCACCAATACGCAGAGGATTGGATATCACCTTCGGGTAATTTTCGAGACGGTGCGATGCAACAATCTGGTCATTGTACATTATATCAAACCTACGACCATCGCGTAGAATAGCTACCATTATCCACTTCTGCATCGGAAGTGGAGGAACAGGGACATCTTCCGTAGTTGTCCCTCCAGGCTTTACTGTCACAACACGCAGTTGTGCAGAATCGGGGCCAACCTCGAATGTCACTGCGCCATCAATATTGATGAGTGGGAGAAGTGCATTTGCATTCGGGTTTGCGGTAGCCGTTCTGTCACCATACTGCACATTCACAAATGCAAGAATAGATGACCCAGATGAGCCAAGTAACTGTGTCTGTACATTGTACGAATCATAGACAAGTTTTGATTCACTGAGCTGAAACACGTCAGGTGCAACATCCTTTCCTCGCGCTTTAGCATACACATAGCGAATTACGAAATAGGTTATAATAGCAAGAACGATAATTCCTATTATAATAAGTACTGTTTTTGACATATACCCGAATACCTATTGTAGAGGTGGCAATTTAATTACAAATACCTGAAACACCAGCCTTCATCTGTGTTGGATTGAATTCTGATGCAGATGCGAGTGATGGACGGGCATACCGCATCTCAGACGGTGTAATCGGACGTTTCCAGAGAATCAGATTCTTCACTTTCGCCATTGTCGCCATATCCCCTTGTGGCCCCTTGAATCCACCACCCTCACTCTTCACGGGATCACTGAGAGTGAGTGTCTTGTATAGACGGCCATTTACATACACCTCCATGACACGATCCAGAAGAACGACACCTACGCGGAATGGTGTCTGTACAGGTGTATTTGTAATATCAATATACTCTTCACTATTGGAGGAGTTGAGAGTAGATATGCGCAGATCCGTCGTATTGGATACAAGGGCGAATCGCAGATTGTAACTATCTGCTTGCGTACCCATTGAGCGCTCCAGGAATACACGTGTTTGCTTGGAGGCAGGTGGTGGTACAAACGGCTCTTCAATCAGAATGTCCAACGTCATTGACCAATTCGCACTCTGCGAACCCAGAACTGTATTCTTCAGCTCTGGGTCAATCGGGTACGTTTTCCAGTAGACTGTTGCATCATTTGTTCCTGGGATTGGTATAACACCGGGACCGCCAGGAGTAAATTGAAAGATGGGTGTTATCAGAAAATGTACAAACAGCAGAATCGCTAAGAGGACAATCACAATTGCAACCAGGTATCCCACGTACTGCAGTGCGGATTCTTTCGTTACTATCCACGTAGGTTCATTTGTGTTTGATACCTGTGTGCTAACAGGTGTAAGATTGGTCATAAACGCAGGCATTTTAACATTCATTAATTTTGGTAATCCGAACAATGTTGTCGCCATTTGGTTCTGTTGTTCCCTGTCTAAATGAAATATTTATTAATTACCCACACAGCTCCGCCCAGTAGAGATAGACCCGCTGTACCTGTCAGAAATCCGCGAACAAAACTCGCAACATCCACCTCTTTCATGTCTTCCTTCGTCCATACAGGCGACCGTTCGCGTTTTCCCAGACGTGTGTAATAATCAATCACCTCCTGCTCCGTCCAAATCGGCTTATTCAGCATCTTGTTCACTTCATTGTGAATCATAATTGTCCATTTCAGCAAGTCACGGCGCGAATCCAGAAATGGGCCAATTGGATGGGCACGTAGATGCTGTGTGTAGTGGTCGCGACAGACTCCGCACGGCAGAAGAAATGCAAGCGCCTCATAGAATTCTTTCGCAGCTCGTTTATCCGTATAGGTTGGCTCTTTCGGATATCCGAGCGCGACAATATGGATTGTGTGCCAGAAAAATGGACCCCATACCATCGGTGGAAATTGCATGTTTGTTTCTTGTCCCTATTCTGTAATGAGGCTAAAGAACGGCCAAGTCTAACTCATAATTGTATAAGCATGAACACTGTTCATAATTCATCATATAATAAATACTATAATCAACATCGACGTTACACGACACAGTGCCAGTGCACGAATTGCGGAGAATATGGACATATTTTGCGAAACTGCCCATCACCCGTCACCAGTTATGGTGTGATTGCCGTGCGTCGTCCACCGAATGCAGAAGAAACCATGAATGACAAATTCTGCTCGGCTAACCCTCTTCTCACCGCCATGGAGGCACCTGGCTCCTACGAATTTCTACTCATCCAGCGTCGCGATTCCCTTTCCTTTGTGGAGTTTATTCGGGGCAAATATACACTTACGAATATGACCTATGTTCAACAGCTCTTTCGCGCAATGACACGTGGCGAACATCATCGTATTCTAACCCTAACATTTCAGCAACTCTGGGAATCTGTATGGGGGTCACAATCCATCTCTCACAAAACAGACTACGACAATTCAGAGGGACGCTATAATGAACTACGTGGAGCAGATGGTCACGGAATTGAACGAATGATTGCCGAGAATCCGTCTGTGTGGGACGAACCAGAGTGGGGATTTCCTAAAGGACGACGCAATCCACATGAAAGTGATATTCGATGTGCTCTCCGCGAATTTGAAGAGGAGACGAATATTCGACGCACAGAAGTGCAATTAATCTCCAATATTCAGCCACTCACGGAGACGTTTTTCGGTTCCAACCAGGTACATTACTGCCATAAATACTGCATTGGGATTTGCGCACCAACCGTTGTTGCTGAACTAAATACGTCGAATCCCCACATGACTCGTGAAATCGGTGCAATTCAGTGGCTAACACTGGAACAAGCACTGCAGAAAATTCGCCCGGATAATGTTGAAAAACGGGAGATTTTACTGAAAACGGGGCGCATTCTACGTAATTTCTGCCCTGTTCCCCATCACATTGGGCGACCACGGTTGACGTGATGTGGATATAGTATCTAATAAAATCTTCCTCGGGGTTGTATAGAGATGGGCGATCTTGTAGCATTGCCTGATGAAGAGCTCTTAACCCTATGGGACACGACCGTTGATTTTACAGAACGTGATCGTATTCTGGAAGAGCTCAAGCGTCGTGAGCTGTTTCCGCGCAGACAAATGACGGAATGGGAAGCGGAAACGGGCTCCTATCCACTCTTTGGAGATCCCGAGTTTCTTCAGAAATTACTTGCAAAACGTGAATTTGCAGAATCACTCCAGACAACATGGCGTCCTGAGGAGGATCCGTGTGGTGATGATACGAAGTTTGAGGTGACACCTGTGCAGCGCTTCGTTGCCAATCTCCTCTCACCGAAAAGCCCATACATGTCAGCCCTGCTGTACCACGGCGTCGGTGTCGGTAAAACGTGCGCTGCCGTGCAGATTTCTGAGGCATGGCTTGAGGCCTTTCCACGTGACAAGGTGATTCTGATCACACCGCCCACCATTCAGCAGGGCTTTTATCGTACTATTTTTGATACACAGCGTGTACGGCTTGGCACAGAAGACGGCGCGCCGAATACAGCTGTCGGCTGTACAGGTGACAGATATATGCAGTTAACAGGGACTTTACTAGAACGTGACACGACACGCATTCAACGCCGTGTTCTTGGTGCCATTCGTAGACGCTACGCATTTTTTGGATATATTTCTTTTGCAAATCACGTCCGTGACTTACTCAAAGCGATTCCGAAAACGGCATCCGACGAACGTCGTGCAAAACTGGAGGCCGATATCCTACGCAGAGCATTCAGTGGCAAACTTGTCATTGTAGACGAAGCACACAATCTCCGCGATCTTCCTGATGATGTTGCTGACGAAGAGGCAGATGGGCCTGGCGGGACCACTGAGAAATCCGATATGGCTGCGGGAAAACTTCTCACGCCCTATCTTCGCAAAGTTCTGACATACGCTGAAGGTATGAAACTTGTGCTTCTCACTGCTACACCTATGTACAACACGTACCGTGAGATTATTTTTATCTTAAATCTACTCCTAATGAACGATAAGAAGGCCCTGCTCAATGAGACGGATATTTTTGACAGTCGTGGACAGTTCCGCAATGCAGAGGCACGCGAACGACTAGGCCACGTGGCGCGCCACTATGTGAGTTTTATGCGCGGTGAGAATCCTATTTCATTTCCTATTCGTCTGAAACCGATGGATATCCCTGCACTCACGAGTGCCCTGTATCCGAGACAGAATCCGCGTGGTAGTGCCGTTCCTGATGCAGAGAAGATTTTTGTAGACCATCTGCCGATTGTGCCCATTCCTCTCACGGGCGATACACTCCGCGCAACAGTTGCGTTTATGAATGATCTGCCTGCAGGTGAGGGTGGTCTAAATACAATTCTTCTTGAAAAGCTTGTGCATGCTGGCAATTTCATTGTGCCAGCAACAGATGAGACAAGCGGTGATGATACAGATTCCTATCGTGCGCGTACAGATATTGATTCTCTCGGCACTGTATTCACAAAAGAGACTGTGGGCGGAGAAGTGCGGTACAAGGCGCGTCCTGAGGTCGGTGCACGGTGGCTCGGACTTGATCAGCTGGAACAGTATTCCACGAAATTTAAGACATTACTTAATCGTATCGTGACGTCTGAGGGCGTTGATTTTGTATATACACGGTTTGTGAGTGGTGGTGCGATCCCTCTTGCGCTTGCTCTAGAGGCGAATGGATTTACACCTGTTGGGCGCAAAACGGGACTTCTTGTGAATGGCATTCAGACAGCAGGTGGACGTCAGTGTGCGCTCTGCCCTCTCCGTGAAACAGCGCACCGCGAGGGTGCAGTGGATCATGACTTTGCACCAGCCTACTATGGTCTGCTCACAGGTGATGTCACAATTTCGCCCCACAACGAAGATATTATTCGCAGAGAGCGTGATCTGGCGAATGCGAACGGTACTAAAATGAAAGTGATTATCGGCAGTCAAATCGCATCTGAGGGTGTGGATTTACGGTTTGTGCGCGAGATTCACGTTCTTGACAGCTGGTACCATTTGAATAAGACGGAACAGATTCTGGGTCGCGGTATTCGTTTCTGTTCCCATTCCGCTCTACCGCGCGAAAAGCGCAATACAACGGTGTATCTGTATGTTGCAACACTACCTGCGGATATGCAGAAGGAGACAGCTGATCTGTACTCCTATCGTGTTGCCTTTCGTAAGGCTCTCCAGGTGGGACGTGTATCACGTGTACTGAAAGAGTATGCAATTGACTGTAATCTGAACCATGATGCAATTGTAATTGCAGGCCAGGATGCGGTGCGCCAGATTGATTCACAAAGACAGGAGAGAGTTGCAGTGAATATCAATGATATGCCATTCACTGCTGTCTGTGATTGGACAGAGTGCCCCTATGATTGTAAACCGACGATTGAGGTTGCTCCTGCAGGCACCGATGATAGCACATATTCTGAGTTTGCAGCGCGGTGGAGAGAGAATGCCCTACGTGAACGTCTGCGGGCTTTATTCGCAATTCAGACGAGTTATCGTATTGAGGATTTGATTGAGATGTTGGATGTACCGCGTCCAAATTTGTCAGAGCTGTTGATATCAGTTGTAGATAATCGGATGTTCCAGGTAACACATGGTGGAATGTCAGGATACATTCGGTATTGCAATCGGTATTTCATCTTCCAGCCGAATGTCTATGGTGATCTTGCAATTCCCATGGCACTGCGCGTTGCGAAGATCCCTGTGCGTCGCGATGTATATCAGCCTGAACTGCGTGCAATTGAGGACATTGAGGTTGTGGAGGAGGGTGCTGGCGCAGGTGCTGGAGCTGGTGATGGTGCTGGTGCTGGTGCTGGTGCTGGTGCGGACACGGGTCTAACCGCAGAAGAAAGAGCAGAAGAATATGTAGGACGTATTATTGCAACATGGAATGGCCTTGTGGATTGGTGCACACAACTCGCAGAGGCAGACGCAAGTGTGAAAGTCCACGATGCAGTCTATGAACGTATGCGGATGATTAGCAGGGGTGATGCAGAGGTTGAGGCGAGGCTACGTCAGATTCTAGAAATGGTTCAGTGGTTTCACAGAGCGTATCTGGCATCTACTCGTTACCGCCCTGAAAGATTCCGTGTTGCTCTACTGGAATTCTTCTGGGATCACTGGTACACGATGGAGGATCAGCGTATCCTACTTGATAGAGGTGGCGTCGGTGCATCCGACATGATTATGGAATCTGTCTATCGTCTTGGACGTACATCGGTTATTCGTTTTGTGAATCCGACGGATGGTTCGCTCGTCTATGTGTGCGAAGGTGGTGAGCCATGTCGCAAGGCATATATTGATGCGATTGAGAAAGATAAGACGGAGGATCCAATGAAACTGATTGATTTAACGGGTCGGCGTACGGGTCAGGTGTATGGGTTTATGGTGCCGAAAAATGGCACTATGGTATTCAAGACGAATGAGCCGATTGCCGCGACAGGTGTTAAGCCTGGGCGCGGTGCAGAGTGTGCAATTGTAAGTAACATGACTGAGCATTTGAAGAAACTGTATTTACTGGGTGAGACGTTGGCCGCGCGTGGACTAACTGATTTCCAGCTGAACAATGTTTTTCTGCTCGGCAAAGAGCGTGTTGTACATGCAAATCGCGCGTGCTGTCTGTTAGAGCTAGTTCTGCGGTATATGGACAAGATTACGCTGAATGAGAAACACTGGTTCTATCGCGCAGTTCCTGCATACTACACGGGTCACAAGGGTTTGTTCCGTCTGGGCAAATCGGCGAGTGCCAAGAAGTAGACATGTGGATAAATTTGAAAGAGCACGAGGCACCTAAACATAGTACGCAAGTAGAGAGAGAATGGAAGCGACTGCATTCTTTGAACGTAAAGTCGGGCTTAGTCCACGGGACATTTCGTCGCTCAAGGGCAAGACTGTCAATGATATTCTGAAAAAACGTCTCGCAGAATCTATTGAAAATAAGTGCTCTGAGCATGGCTTTGTGCTCCCCGGTAGCGTAGAGATTCTATCACGTTCTATGGGGTATTTTGAACAAGCTCGGTTCACTGGCGATGCTGTCTACTATGTCAAGGCGAAGGGGCAGATTCTCTATCCTGCCGACGGCATTCGTGTGACGGGTGAAGTGATTCGTAAGAACAAGCTGGGTCTATACGTTGTTCACCGTGATGCTCTGCGCATTCAGGTTCCTCGTGATCTGCATATTGGTAATGAGGAGTTTGACAGTGTTGAGATTGGAGACACGGTTGAAGTGGAAATCAAGAAATCGCGATTCCAGGTGAATGACCCGTTTGTTCTGACGAATGGGCTGTTTATTGGAAAACGTGATGCGGGTGTTGTTGCACCTGCACCTGCACCTGCACCTGCACCAGCACCTGCGAACGCAGTCACTGCTGTAACAGGTACGGCAGAGGAGAGTGATGATGAAGAGGAAGAGGTGGTTGTTGGAGCATCTGCTGCCGCACCTGCACCTGCACCTGCACCTGCAACAGCTGTTGCCGAGGAAGATGAGGAGAATGAAGATGAAGAGGAGGATGAAGATGAGGAAGAGGAAGAGGAGGCTTAATTATGCGTATCTTATCCATTACTTTGAAACAATACGGGAATAGAGCGATCCCAGTCTAATGTCAGTCATAGTTGATAAACGCCGCGCAATTCATGAAAGTCTGAAGCATCTTGTAAAAAGTGAATATGAGCAAATCTTCCGCATTCTGAAAAAACATAACGGACAATATATGGAAAATAGTAACGGCATCTTTTTTGATATTATGACCCTATCCGAAGAGGCACTCGACGATATGCTCCATTTTATTGACTATTGCAATGAGATTCGTCGCCAAGAGCAGACGCGCATCTCGGAAATGACGGAACTGACTGCAGAGGTGAATTCTGCAAGCGGTGAACCCGCAACGGCTTAAGGTTTGGGGCAAGTTTCTTACGTAAGAACCTGTGTAACATGGCAGCCTCCACCGATAATCGCCAAAATGTAAGTATTGCCCAACTCCTGGAGTGGGCCGATTTGAATCCCAATAAGAGCTCTACGCTTTCTCCTATTGGTATTCCCGATGAAGCAAGCACTGTACGGAAACAAGACAAGCAGAGTGCGAAAGAGACTTCCACACTTGGAGGGATTGGTTTGGGGGAATTTGAATCCATTACACTTGCGCCGTCAGGCATTCTGAGTGCCCTTGCATGGATGTCTGACACCACGTACAGGTATATGACATCTCGGTCTCGTCTCGCATATCTGCGTGATATGGCAACTCGTCTCCAGCAACAGACGGACACGCTGGCAGGTGGCCCCCTCGCCAGGAAACGGCGTAAACTGTACGACGGCATCGGTGCGCTTGCAAATACGGGTGCTGTGAAACCTGTTGATCATTTTGATATTTTCAGCGGACTATGTGCAATGCTCTCTCTCCAAGTTATTTTCGTGAAAATGGCAACTGCTGTAGAAGACTCTGGTCGTAAAACGGTGGAGGGGGCAGATGATGACGACGATGATGCAGAGGTGTCAAATGAAAAGAAGATTTACTTCTCGTCCAATCCTGGTACATGGGTTCCCAGTGAAAAAACATTCATTGTTGATTACTTTGGGCGCTGGATTGCATCACCACTGAGCGATACGTCAATGGGTTCTGTAATGTACTGGATGGAAGATCTACAGATTCATGGATGGACGGTGGAGTGGCACGCAGATACTACACTCACGAAAGATGCACTTGTCACTCGTCTCTCTGCAATGCGCGGTTGGCAACCCGAGCATGCCCGTCAACTCAAAGCAGTTCTGGCAGAACGTCTCGCAAAAATCCTCGCGCTGGACGCAATGGAACGGATTGTTCGTGGTTCGGCATAAATTTGACACAAGGCTTAAGGTACTTTTCACCAGTGTAAAGTAGAGTTATAATGGATCTCTATTCCGCGGAATCCAAAAAGATCCAGACCCTTGTTCAGGATTGGATTAGTCATTCCGATCAGGAGTTAGAGGCAACCTTTGGTGTAGGTGGTTCAGTTGATGCGACGACATTCCTCAATATCGCACAACGTCTTCGCACCAAAGGATACGAGCCTCTACCACAGGATGATCGTATGAGTATCCTAACACCTAACCATATTCGTCTATCCCTCCAGGGTCTTGGTGTTTTGCAGAATTACTGCCAGACAAACTCGCTAGGAGGCAAACCATATACGGCTATGATTAAGGATCGCACCGGTCTGGAGAGTCAGATTGATCTGGAGGAGTATCAGTGTCGCATCAAATCGCGCCGTGAAATCGCTCTAAGTGCCGATGATCCACGCATTCGCGAGATGATGGAGAACTGGGCACATGTCAAGAAAGCGTATCGCCTGATTCGTCGCTGGACGTTCAAGGGCAAAGGTATGCGTATTGATATGTCAATTGTACGGAGTACGCCAAAGGACTCCCGCGGTGAATATCGCTGGTCCCGTACGTTCCAGGACTTCAACCTCTTCACGAGTGCCCCCATTTACGAAGTAGAGGTAGAACTTCTCCGCGAAGAGGCTACATCTGCACCTGAGGAAGCGCTCAAGTGTCTTATCCGCGGTATGGGCGAGATTCTGCGCGCAATCCAGAAGAATACTCTACTCATTCGTAAATCGGTGCGTGATAAGGTTCTATCACAGTATGTTCTGATGAATGGATCCGACAAGTTCCGCGGTGTTGCTCCTATCACTCTGGAGCGTACCAATATGATTGCAGAGGTAGATGAGAAAGTTCCCAATATCCGCACCGGCTACAATGTAACAGACAAGGCAGACGGTCTACGCTGTCTCGGGTTCTGCGATAGTAAGGGCGAGTTCTTCCTCATTGATATGGGCATGTCTGTCTATCGCACAGGGCTGAAGAATGAGGAATGTGCAGATTCGCTTCTAGACGGTGAATGGGTGACGAAGAATAAGGAGGGTAAGGCAATGAACCATTTCCTGCTCTTTGATATCTATGTAGCGCCTGGGAAGGAGGCCGTGCACGGACTCCCCTTTGCAATTCCTGGTGCACCCGAGGCAGATACAATTCGGACGCGTTGGCATCAGCTTCGTGAATGGGTGACCGCCTGGAACACGGATGGCAAGACGGAAGTTGTGGCGAAGGGTCTCACGGATACGACGCGTATCCAGGTGGCAATGAAGAAGTTCATCGTTGCGACCAACACGGAGCCCACGTCCATCTTCACGGCCTGTGCACGGATTCTTGACACGCCCCAGATTTACAGCACGGACGGTCTCATTCTCACACCAAATGCACTCCCTCTGCCTGCCAAGTCTGGTGACACCTTCTACGAGCAGTTCAAATGGAAGCCTGCTATTGACAATTCAATTGATTTCCTCGTAAATATTGAAAAGGATATCGATATTCCTACGATGGACAAGGTGACCACGGGAATTCATCCTATTTCGGGCGAGACGGCGCGGTTCAAGACTCTGCGTCTCTACGTCGGCTCTGTACGTGACTCGGCATATGATGACCCGCGCAACACGATGCTCAATATGCTCCCTCTACCTAACCCTAAGGCTGCGAAGAAGCAGGTGTACAAGCCTGTTCTCTTCACTCCATCAGAGTTCCCTGATACGATGGCAAACACGTGTTACTGTCCTGTGACGATGGACAGCGAATCGGGTCAGGAAGTTACACTGACTGATCACACAGATGAACCAATTGCGAATCGCAGTATCGTGGAAATGCGCTATGACCCACTACAGGAGCCTGGTTGGCGCTGGATTCCCATGCGGATTCGTCACGATAAGACGGAACGTCTACAGCGTGGCACGATTGCACGCACTCTGAACTCAGAGAAAGTGGCCAACTCTGTGTGGAACTCCATTCACGACCCTGTGACGGTCTCTATGATTCGCACGGGTGCCGAGGAGCCACTGGAAGAGGAGGCACGGATGTTCCGTCGTGCAGACATTGCCGATATTGGCAGGACATACTATGACCGCAAGAGCCCCTCTGAGGATCTACTGATTGTACGCGGTATGCGTGACTTCCACAATCGCTGGATTAAGGGGAATATTCTCTATGACTCAGTTCTTGCCGAGCGCGGTAAGACGATTGTAGACTTTGCGTGCGGTAAGGCAGGTGATTTGCAGAAGTGGCGCTTTGGTAAGGCAAGTGTTGTGATGGGCATTGATGTTGCAGGTGATAATATTCGCGACCCTCATAACGGCGCGTACCGTCGCTATATGGACACGGTTGTCCAGTATGGCAAGGATCGTGTACCTCAGATGATCTTTGCAATCGGCAATTCGTCCAAGCGTCTCATCACGGGTGAAGCGGGTGCTACACCTGAAGAACGTGATATTCTTCGCAGTGTCTTTGGTAAGAGTACACCTGAGGGACCTGTGCCGAAGATGATTGAGATGGAAGGTGCGGGTGCACTGCGTGCAGGTGCGGATGTTGGTGTCTGTATGTTTGCTATCCACTACTTCTTTGAGACGAAGGAGACGCTAGACGGGTTCCTGCAGAATGTGGCGGATACGATTAAGGTCGGTGGCTATTTCATGGGCACCTGCTTTGACGGTGCATCCGTCTTCAACATGCTACGTGGTGTTGAGCGGGGTCAGTCAAAGGTGGGTATGGAAGGTGAAACGCCGATCTGGACGATTCGCAAGGAGTATGGGAATGACGAACTAACAGATGACGATGACTCTGTCGGTATGGCGGTAGATGTTGAGTTCATCAGCATTGGCACGACCCATCGTGAGTATCTGGTGTCCTATGACTACCTTGTGCGTCGTATGAAGCAGAATGGGTTCCTGCCTCTGACGAAGGAGGAATGCGCCGTCCTGAAACTGAAACATTCTACGAATATGTTCAAGGATTCGTATGATATGGCACACAAGGCAGGTAAGAAGTATGAGATGACGGATGCGGTGAAACAGTTCTCATTCCTGAATCGCTGGTTCATCTTCAAGCGTGCAGGACTGGCCGAAGTTGCGGATGTTACGGAAATGGAGAGTGCGATGAAACGGCTGGCAGATGCAGATAGGGCTGCTGCGGGAGAAGGTGCTGGTGCTGGCGCTTCGGCAGTAGTAGGTAACGAAATTGTGAATGCGGATACGGATAACGAAGAGGAGGGCGATGATGAAGAGATTGCGGATGCTGGTGCTGGTGCTGTAGCAAGCACTGGTGCTGTTCTGCCTGGTCCTGATAAGAAATTCGCCCCAGCAGAAGTATTCCTATTTGGCACACTCGTAGGTCAGCAAGATACGCTGAAAATTAAAGATCCCAATGCAGGTCGCTGGCTCTCTCCCAACGCACTCTTCCCTATTCGCGATCCTGAAGAGGCAGGTGTTGAATATCCCAGTGTAACGCATTTCCTTGCAGCTATGACACTGAAATATGGTGGAAAGAAACCCGATTTGGCGAAGACCCTATTCAGCTCTGGAGGCAGTATTCATCAGCGGTTCCAGGCAATGCGTGTTGCGAAGAGTGCATCTGAGGACGAAATTCTAAAACAGGAGATCGAGTCTGTGAAGAAGGCACTCATGCCATCCGATCTACGTGCATTCAAGGTGAAGATTGATATTGCAGATTGGAATGCGAAAAAAGATGAGATGCTTCGCTATGCTCTGGAACATCGTTGGACACGTGATGCACGTCTTCATAAGATTGTTGAGGCCGCGCGCGAGAAAGGCAAGTATCTACTCTACTACACGGGTTCAACGGGTGCGGGGGCATGGCTCAGTGGCGTACGTAAGTCAACAGGTGTGATCGAAGGTGAAAACAAGGTCGGCAAGATTCTGATGGAACTGGCTGGGTTCAGGTTTGCATGACCTAAACAGGGATGGACAGTCCTGAACCTAAACCAATGACGCGATGACTATATAATAATATAACACTACAAAATGCCACACCAAGACTGGCAACATCTCTCTCGTATTAATCACCATCCACGTGATGACCGTATTTATTTTATTGAAAGTACGCACACATATTACGTGGATGGGGATTCAACTGGTTACATTTCTGTAACGAAACTATTACATGCATTCTTTCCGCATTTTGACCCTGCCGCCATTATTAAGAAAATGCGTCGTGGCCCGAAATGGGCGACGAGCAAATATTTCGGTATGGCGGATGAAGAGATTATTCATATGTGGAATGAAAATGGGCGAATTGCATCTGAGGCAGGGACTGCGATGCATTTGGCAATTGAACAGTTTCTACATGGCTCTGAGCAACTGATTACATCTGAAACCCGTGAAAGTGTGGAATGGCGCTATTTCCAGCAATTCTGGAATGATTTTGGTGCAGATCTTGAACCCTATCGTATGGAATGGGAAGTCTTTGCTGGGCCTGAACATAAGTTGTCTGGGTCAATTGATGCGGTGTTTCGGCGCAAATCAGATGGAAAGTTTTTGATTTACGATTGGAAACGGAGCAAGGAGATTAAATCAGATAATCCGTATGGAACAGGGTTTCCGCCAATTGATCATCTACCTGATACAAACTATTGGCATTACACTCTACAGCTGAATGTGTATAAATGGATTCTGGAGACGTATTATGGGCTTGAAGTTGCAGATATGTATCTGATTATCATTCATCCTGATAATAAATCGTATAAGCGGATGCGCTTGAATCATATGAATGATGAGGTTGCAGATATGATTCAAGCACGGTTGCGTGCAGTTGCTGGCGGGTGTCGTCAGCATGTTATTTTGCCACTGCCGGCCGATGCTGTGGAGGAGAGTGATGGCAACAGTGACAATGGAAATACATGTATGATTCGCTTAGGGTGAATTGTCCATATCTCCCATTAATTCAGCAAGTGCTGCCTTCGCTTCTGCCTTTGCTTTTGCTGACACTGTAGCGGGTTTAGCTGCTGGTGCGGGGGCTTTTGCTGATGCAGTAGCAGGTTTGGCTGCTGCGGATGCAGGTTTACGAACTGTTGTCATTAATTTGCGTGTATTCCGTCTATTATTTGAATTCGAGCTGTTGGAACGGCTGGAATTTGAGTTATTGGAACGACTTGAATTAGAGTTGCTAGAGCGACTGGAGTTGGAATTAGAGTTTGAATTTGAATTTGAGTTATTGCGTTTTGAGTTACGCCGTGTATTTACGCGGGCTGGTGCTTTTGCAGGTGATTTAGCAACGACTGCAGGTTTGGGTGCAGGTGCTTGAGCAACGACTGCAGGTTTGGGTACAGGTGCTTGAGCAACGACTGCAGGTTTGGGTACAGGTGCTTGAGCAACTACTGCAGGTTTGGGTACAGGTGCTTGAGCAACTACTGCAGGTTTTGGTGCAGGTAGTGGAGCAGGTGCTGGTGCAGGTGCTGGTGGTGGAGCAGGTTTTGGTGCTGGTGCGGTAGCCATTGGCAATGGTGCAGGTGCAGGTGCTTGAGCAACGACCGCAGGTTTAGGTGCTGGCTCAATATTCAATCCAAGGTCTCTTGCATGCCTCTCAAAGGGGGTTAGATAATCATCGTCCTCTTCTTCATTCTCTTCATCATTCTCATTCGATGACGCAGTTGAACCGCTGTTGCCATTGTTTTCCTCATTCGATGACGCAGTTGAACCGCTGTTGCCATTGTTTTCCTCATTCGATGACGCAGTTGAACCGCTGTTGCCATTGTTTTCCTCATTCGATGACGCAGTTGAACCGCTGTTTTGCCCCTCTTCAAGTTCATTCAGGTTTTCATCTATATTTTCACCTCTTATTCTTGCCCTTTCTTGTGCTTCCAGTTCCTCTTCATTCCCTGAGCCCACAGACGAAGGGCTCATATTTGGGCTATATGCGCGTTTTTCAATACGGCTTCTCGGAATAATATCCACTTTTGGTTCTTTTTTAAATGTCACTCTGCTTCTAAGTGCAGGAGCTGGTTCAGGTGCTGGTGCAGGAGCTGGTTCAGGTGCAGGTGCTGGTTCAGGTGCAGGTGCTGGTTCAGGTGCAGGTGCTGGTTCAGGTGCTGGTTCAGGTGCAGGTGCAGGTGCAGGTGCAGGAGCTGGTACAGGAGCTGGTTCAGGTGCTGGTTCAGGTGCTGGTTCAGGTGCAGGTGCTGGTTCAGGGGCAGGTGCAGGAGCTGGCTTTCCTAGAAGTGATGGTGGCACTGGCGCCTCTTCCACCTCTTCATCATCGCGTCTTATCCGCAGTTTCTTTACCTTGCCTGCCTTCCGTTTCACACGTGTACGACGTTCATACGCCTCACGTAGTGCAGATGGCAGTGCTGACTCCGCTACAAACGCATTTCCCTCCTCTTCCACGAGAAGTCCCAGTCTATCGCCCTCCATAAATACAATCAGCACTAACGGGTCCGCGTCCTCATTTGCACGTCCCGCAAAGTAAAATGTCGGCGGATCAACGCGCAGATTAATCACACCATATGTGCGACGTGTTATCGTCGTCAATGTATGAATGTTATCTCCCGTAAGAATTATAGCATCGGGGGCAATTCCAACCTCGGCCAACGGAACACCCAACACAGGCATAATCGCAGAAATGGTTCCATCCTCTGGCATCCACAAACGTAACTTCGTGGCTCCTAGACGACCCGCCAGCTGTGGTGGCAGTGGTTCCGTTGGTCCCTCCTCCTCTGCCGTCTCACTCTGACGCATTTCCTCATAAAACTTCGGTTTATCACGCTGTGTCAGAGCCCAGTCCATTCGTAATAGGTTGAGCCATGTAGGACTGCCCTCTGGAATAATGTACTGGTCACCTTGACGAATTGCCTCTGTAATCGTCGCAACACGTGACACATCACGTGACATCAGCTGTTTTCTGCGATTGGGGAAACGAATCAGCTCATCAATCAGGCGCTTGCTGTACATAATCACAGTGCTAACCTCACGTTCACGTGTACCATCTGCCGTTACTCCAAGACTGGTTCTCTCAGGAACGTGAAGTTTGCAACGCGGTGACGCAGTCTCATCATCCACCCAATGACACGCACCTGTACATGCATCTTCCGCGTCAATAATACGACAGTCCTTTCTCATAAATGTTGCAGGCATCTCCCAATGTTCAGGATCTGGATAGAACCATGTCGTGAGCGTAGACATCAGAAGAATCTCAAGACGCTTGCGCTTCTCATATTCTGGTAGACGTCTAGAGAAGATGATTGACTCAACGTCTTTCCGCAATGTAGAGGCACCGCGCTGTGTAGATAGCCAGTTTGCGAACGAAATGCGGAAATGCTGATAGAGTTCATTCACCTGTTTCAGCGACGATGTGCGCATTAGAGTATCTTCAATCTTGCCACACGACCGCGTAAGAATATCACGATCCATTGTCCATTCCATTTCTTCAATGGGACGGCGCTCAAGTTCCGCAACATACTCTGAATCTGGGCGCAGAGGATTCGTTGCAGGCACATGAATACCGTTCGCAAGTTGCACTGCAATAATCGTACGCCCCGTTGGAATCGTTTCTCCATACGGGTATACACCGTCTTCTGCGAGATAGGATAGACCAGCAATCTTGTACCCAGGATACAGTTTTCCAACAACCGGTTCCACAACCTCCCTGTAGACGCGCACAACCTCGTCTGCAGGAGCGTGGCTATAACTCCCCCAATCCAGAACAATATCTAGACCGACTGCCATATATCCGTCATCCACCACAGGAATTGCGACTAAACTTGCCGACGGTGATGAACTAACTGGTATGAGAATACCAGCAACATGATTGTAACTGTCGCGCAGTACAGCACGGCGTGTTGGGAATAGACGAACCGCATCCGATAGACCGAGGAGCGACATCGGTTCAATTCCTGATGTCGCAGTATAGGCACCTCTATAGCGCGAGACGCATTGTGTATAAAACTCATTCACACGACGTTGTACAACATGTGGCCACGATCCACGATTTTTATAGATCCAACGAACATTGTAATCATGAACTTCAGATACACCACCTTTTGCAGGCGAATTCTTCGTATGTACAAAGAGTTCAAATAGACCGTTCTCATCGCGTGATACAAATGCAACGTCATTCTTCTTGTGGCGCTCGGTAGATAGACCATATGGCGGGCAACGAATCTGTAGGGCCTGGTCAGGTTTCAGTGAATGCCAGTCAATCACACATAGGTTAATCCCACGTGATTCCACGGTAAGTGTACCTTCCGCAAGGAGAGGTGTGATGTGACGCAGTTCCTTTCTTTGTGTCGTCGATAGAATGAATGCCTCAAAATTCTTGTACGCATTGTAAATTCTTGCAATCTGCGCAGCACTCGTTCCCACACTGATAGAGAGATTGCTGGATGCCCACATACTTAGTTCCGTGGCGGTCGGTTTCGCGCCAACTGTCGGATCATAGAATTCGTGGACAAGATTACCAAAATTTGCAGCCACAAAGACGCGAGGAACACATGTGCTCAGAATATGTGCCTTCACCTCTGCGACCGTATTTTTGAATAGGAGTGGCGCGAGTACACCGAGGAGTGAATCATTCGCAGAACTATTGTCTGTACCAATACGAATAAAACCCTCACTGACTGGACGTAATTCTTGGCGAATGGCTGTACGTTGAATGATTTTCGCGGAATCCTGTTCAAAATAGGAATCAAAGAGTGTTGGAACAACGGCGATTTTGCCTGGCTCCAGTGGATGTTTCTCAGGACCCAGTACGTAGTCGCGGTAAAGACGCTGGAAAAGGAATGCATATTCTATCGCCTTTGTTGCAGTAGATGCAGATCCAGATGCAGTCGTTGTTGTTGCCGTCTCATCCTCCTCCTCGTCCGTGTCCGAGTCCTCATCACCTGCTATTCTACGCTTGGCTTTACGCATATCATCATACATACCTGCCGCTCTGAAATGCGCGAATGCAGGATCGCTGATACGCATCGTATGGCTCTTTACGTGACAGCAGGGGAGTTGGTATGTTTCTGGATGTGTCGTCTTCTTCGCAAATCCGATATACCTATGGAAATTCGTAGAGTTCGGCTTATTTTTGCGCTTGTAGACGGTATATCCTTTCATCGGCTTGTTCTTGTTCGTAATCAGTTTGCCGAGACAGAATGGACATGTGTTTGCCGGTTTCGGTTTTCCTTCACGATCCTTCGTTGCCTCAAAATCACGTTTACGAACCATAATTTCATCGGACAGACAGTAATATTCTGGACAGAAGTAGTAATTAGGATTTGCAGGATCTGAGCCGAATTTGACGAGTGTATACACTTCATCTGGAGGAACACCTGCTGGTGCATCCTGTTCATCATCCCCCTCCAGCGGATAAATGCGGAAGAATATCTTATTGCGTGTAATATCATTCTCATACTCTTCCATCATTCGGTCAAACTGTGCCCGTGTCAGAACAGCGGGCTGACGGTCATCGTTTGCCGCACAAATTCTGCTGTAACCGTTCTCACCCTTGTGTGCAGGCGTGAAATTGAAAAGACGACTATCAATTTCTTTGAGTTTGTTGATAAACCAACTCTTTGGATCTATCACGCGGTCATCATCTTCTGCACGACGACCAAGAGGTGCTAGAGCTGGTTCTGGTTTAGGGGCAGGTGCAGGTTTGGGTGCTGGAGCAGGGGCGGCAGCACCTGCACCACCTGCAGGCACTGGCTCTTTTTCTTCTTCCTCTTCCTCACCATCTCCCATCAAGTCAAGCATAAAATCAGGGAGTGCATCAGCAGTTCCCTCTTCTTCACCATCTACTGTACCCAGTGGCGCAGCTGCCGCAGCTGAACCACGTTCGGGCGCAAAGGATCTATCCTCTTCCAGTGCAGCATGCCCAATCCGCTCCGTTACAGCTGCAAAATCGGCCTCTGCTGTTCCCTCTGTTGCAAAAATGTCATCATCTTCTGCAAACATTAGACCTAGCAGTGTATATATTCTGCGGAAGGCATCGTAGCTATCAATACGATTCACCTGAATAGTGTAAAAGGGGTGTTGTGCAAATACGTGGATATCAATACCAGGATTGAAACTCTCCATAAACTCATTCTCATCAGGAACAACAACCGAGAATGTACCACGCTGTTCAAACCATCTGTCAATCAGCGTTCTCGCCTCACGCTCAGGAAGTTGGAATTCCGTCTGGAGCGCAGATACCATCTCGCCTGTTGCCGCCTCGCCCTCTAACATTTTCTGTGTTGTGTACTGCGTCAGAAATGAGTATATTTTATCTTCTGATGCATACTGCGATATAGCCTTGTATCGTAGAGAGAGAAGAGAGGGTGCCTCCTTGAGAGGTGCAATCTCCTGGAAAAATGTTTGGAAGAAGGGGAGACGTTTCAGCAGGCGCGCTTTTGTGAATCGTGATGAACGTAGTTCCGTCTTCAGATTAAATACAACAGCAGTCTCACCCAGATTGAATGATTCGGCACGTTGTGGAAGGTCGCGTAGTGCTGTTGCAAGAATTGTGGAGAATCCGCGGAAATCCGAATGTGGATCTAATCTGCGAATCTGTTTCGGTGGCTGGAGGAGAATATCTGCTGTGCCATCATCAAAAATACGAATTGTGCCGTAAATCGGCGGTAGAGCACCCGCGCTCTTACGATGAACGTATTTCGCGTACATAAAGTCTTTGCCCGCGGTGGGCGATGTCTCTTTCGCCCATTGCAGAATAATCTGCGGATCTTCAAGCGCTGGAATCGGCAGTACACCCTTCACCAGGATCTTTGTCACCGCTGTGCCCTCTGCTGGCATTAGACGTAGGAATGGGCGCTCATCCGTTGTCGCAACGCGATAGAAGAGAGATTCGCATCCCTCAAACCCTGACGGGGGCTTTTGTAGAACGAGGCGAAGAAGACGAATACTTTTCAGTTTAATATCTGGAAGCAGGGCACCCTCTTCTAACACATCATTCAGGCGTGCAAGGCTACCCTTGCGACTGCGAACGTATGTGCGAATCTGTTTGATAAATTTCTTGTCTTGATCCGTCGGCGTAAAAGGGCCCTCGGAACTAATATTCGGGAAATACTGTGCAAATTTGCGATTCCATTCCGATTCACCAATCGGTCTTGGTCCACGATACTCGCGGAGAAGTGTATCTAGTGTGAAAATGTGTAGAACAGGCATACGTCCATCGCGTGGCTTCAGGAAAATATCCTCTAGAGTGGAGCGACCGCGGGGAACCATGGATATCGCTGGAAAACTGCCATCGGATGTTGCAAATTGTGGGTCAGGGTCGGTTAGAGATTTGATCGGATTACGTAGAATAATTGTATCCGATGCCTTGCTTGAACCTGCAGGAAACCAAAGATAGTCCAGAGGAAGATACGACGTCTCACCTGTCGGTGCCGTTGGTGCATCGGATGCTTCGCCGAGCGGTACACCTACAAATGTGTATTTGGGGTGAAAGGCAGGGTCGCGTTTGAAACGCGCTGTTATTTGGCGCTTGATATCATCGAGTTGGTCAAACGGAAACACTGATTCAAATGTAATTGTTTCAAATGTTTCACCGCCCTTCCACAATATACATTGGACCGGGGGCATTTCGTCACGAAAACTCGTTAGATATTCTGGATTTAATATCTGACCTATGTCTCGTAGGACGGACATACTACCTATACGTTGCATATATTGAAAAATTGACAGTTATTCTACAACATAGATGTCATATAGATTGCGAAATGACTACGCAAAAACCCAGTGTATGGTATGATATGCTCCACGTATTTCATGTTGGCGATGATATGCACCCTGAGCATCCTGACCGTGTCCGTGCCATTGTGAAGCGACTTCGGCGACGTATGATAGGTCTACTCACATGGAATGTGTTGCATGAAGAGTTCACAACTAGCGCGTGTCGTGCAAAGGGTACAGAGATTGAAGAACACGGTGGGCCTGATGAGAATTATGAGGAAAATCCATATAATGAGGGGGGGCCGTCTGCGACTCCTTGGCAACTCACAGCAGATGGTGACACGTATATTACCGATTACACTGTGACACTGTGTGAACGGGCACAATGGATTCTATCGAATGCGATAGAATCCATTGTGTATGGAGGACAACGGTGCACATTTGTGTGTATTCGTCCACCAGGTCATCATGCGCAACCGACAGGTCAGCCGAGTGGTTTCTGTCATCTGAACAATACGTGGGTTGCGGTGGAGGAACTTCATCGTCGGCGGATTCGGTCTATTGGCATTCTGGACTGGGATGTACACCACGGTGATGGAACAGAAGCATGTGTTCGTGCGCATAGTCGCCGTATTCCTGGAGTTAGGTTCGTATCCATTCATGCATTCGGGGCGGGAGTGTATCCTGGAACGGGGAAAACTAAGGAAGATGGAAATGTCCTAAATGTTGGCCTACCACCACATACACGCACAGGTGTGTATATGCATATGTTTGAGTCACGCGTAATTCCATTCTTGGGGCGACCTGATGTGCTGATTGTGAGCGCAGGATATGATGCGCATTATCGTGACCCGATGCAATTGATGAAGCTACGATCAACTACCTATCGGCAGATGAGCGAGGCTGTTCTTGCAATTGGTTGTCCCGTGTTATTCCTTCTTGAGGGAGGTTATGCACCTGATGTGTTGGCGGAATGCGTGGAGGAGACATTGACACCCTGGCTGTAAGATTGATGTTTACATTAATCTATGAAGATTAATGTTTACAGCAGAGATGGGCAACATAAGTTTATATGATTATCTTGGAAACAGGGATGGGCAAAATAAGTTTATATTATTATCTTGAAAAGTATGTTGATATAATTTTATATTTCAGTCTGTCCCTTAGTTATATAAGAATGGTCAAGGAGGGGGTACGGGGGTGGGTTTTGCCCACCCCTATGTTTACATTAATCTATGGCCGAATTGTACCAATTTCAAACTGGGTGCCATCCTTTGCAGGGTCATACCGCGGAGAGTCCGTAATTGACATTCCACAATACGAGACTGGCTGTGCTTGGAAATCAGTATACGTATAGAGTGAGAGTGCCTCTGCTTCTTTTAATAACCAGCCGAAGTTGTTCCAAAATGCAGGTGTATGTCCCATATCACGTGTGCAAATATGGGCAAGTTCATGGAGTGCAACAAACATCATAACATTTTCCTGTACCAGACTCTCATCATTTGCCTGACGTTGGCGGAGACAGAGATGAATTGCCTCACCCTTATTCACAGAGTACGACGTATGGTGCGCATCGGGTGTTGCTTCTAGAAACCGGTCAGGGTCTGCTCTGAAATTCGTTGCAATCTGTCGTACTTGCGCCTTGTCTGGATATTTGCGTAGCAGTGCATCTGTCAGCGTTGACAGTTTCAGACGGAGTTTTGCAAGCATGTCGGCCGCATGTTGTTTATCTGCCATATCACGAACACGATATGTCCGTCCATCCACTGTAGATGTTACAGGAACGAGAGGATAACTTGACGGAAATATACCGCCAAGAAGTGTTTGAAGAAGGTGTGACATTAACCTATTGATAGGGGTGGCAATAATTTATCCATATCCTCTATGAAATATGGGTCTACAAACGGATGCTCTTTCGGGTGCCGAACAACAGGTAAAATTGCGAAATGTGAAATTTCAGGAATTTTATCTGCGCCATAATATGATTTTCGCGTAAATATCAAATCCATAAGCGTAGTTGGCATTTTATCATAGAGTGGTGATGTTAATCCATAACGTTTTGCAATTTTCAAAATTTGTTCCAAATCTTTGAATGTATATACTAACATAATATATGTACCACTTTGTACAATTTTATTTGGTATTACACGTTCAATAATTTCTTTGTAAATAGGGGCATATGTTTTCTTCGGAATTCCACTAACTTCATAGAGCTCTTCAATCATTTCACGAATTGCTGTCATTGTAAATGTTTCACCTTCATTACGGCCACCGCCAATTCCACTCAGAAATGGTTTTTTCTTTTTCGGCTGATATCCTGCAAGAATGCGCTGACCGTCTGTAAATGCCACACCTGCTGCAGTAAATGTTTCAGGTGATTCAACATTTTCATTAACTAGACGAGTGAATGGCACAGAATTATACGAGTTTTTTTCTGACTTTTTTTTGCGTGTAAACCGAAACATCACCTATTTTTATTACATATTATATGAAATAATAGCAAATAATATTATACACTTATATAATATTATAACTAATGTACTGGATGTGATATTTTATAGATATGTTTCAACTTACGCACCAATCTCCAGAGGGCGGTGAGAGATATCAGGGGAGATTGTGGAGTTCATGAACACAGACACAGGCACCTGAGGGTTCGGGGGCTCAGAGCGGAGCTGTAGGTTCGCGTTGCGCAGGCTCTGGCCAACCGTGTTGACACCAATCAGAGCACCCGCAGATAGGAAGTTCTTACCCTTCAGAGAGCCAGGGCCCATTGGGTTCTGCTGGGCATAGATGGAAGACTGGTCCAGAGGGAGCAGTTCGCTGGGCGTCAGCTGGTCACGAGGGTAGCAACCCGCAGGGGCCTCAGCACTGGCAAAACCAGCCGGACCCTCAAATGACGCTAGATCGGCAAAGCCATCTACACGAGGACCTCCAGGCTGTTGCTTCAGTTCCTGACCCGCAGGGACGGAGTTACCCGCAGGCTCCTTCTTCGCGGCATTCGGGTTAGCACCCGTAACCTGCGCAACAGGGCCACCAGGGGAAGCACCAGGGGCGGGACCACCACCAACGCCACGGTTCATTTCACTGCCACCGCCAGCGAGAGTACCCTGCTGGCCGAGTACAGCGGTGAAGCCTTCACGACGACCTAGCAGACCAAATAGCGTGTTATCATACTGATACAGGATGAATAGAGCGACTACAACAATCAGAGCGATTAGGACCTTATTCTGCATCGTACCTGACATACGTTTCTATAAAAGAGCGAGGACAAGTTTTTCTAATCCGAATCACTTTCAGACGACCCACTTTCTGACCACTCGGAGTCCGTTGCCTCATCTCCATATTTTTCTATATAACGGCTCATAGCCCGCTCAACCTTGTATTGCGCCAGGCGCGCCCGTAGTCTTGCCTCTTTTAGACGGCGCTTGTCATAATGGCGAGCCGAGCTTGACTCAAAAGCATGGCTATCGGGTGCAATAGTTGACGCCAGATGCTCACTGTCTTCATCGCTGTCAATATCATATATTGACTCAATCTCCGTAGCATCTACTACAGGTGGCTTGGGGCTGCAAACTTGATTTTGTGCGATAGGTGCCTGTCCCTGTGTGCCGGTCACGTGGATCGTCTGATTGGCGGGTGGTGGTGCATGTACCGTCTCTTCCTCGTCAAGAGCCGGAATGTGAATACGTACCGCTTCATAGCGTACTGTCCATATCAGACCGATCTTACCATTGTAAATCGTAAATTCAGAGGGTGTAAATACCGCAATAGATGCCTCATCCTCCGTACACTGTTGTGATCCTGGTGCAACTTGCGCGGTAAGTGAGCGTAGAATTGCATCGGACGTATACTGTTTCGCAAAGTACTGAGAATTACAGCGGAGAAATTCATCAATCAGTGTGCGAAGAGCGGAGTCCTGGTCACGTAGAATGTGGGATAAATGGGCAGTGTCTGTTGGGTAGACTGAACGATCGACGGTATCCGATAGTTCCTGACCACCTTGTACTGCAAAACGATAACACGGCTCATTTGCACCAGTTACTGTATTACAAACACGGGTATATTGCGGTTTTGAAAAACGAATGGATGACGGGTGTTGTACAGATGCGACAGACATCTATGTATATCTGAAGCGAGCGGTTAGAAATACTAGAAAAAAACCAGCGCAATGTGTAATGAGCAGTGGCCGGGTGCCAAAAGAATTATTTGCAAAAAAGATTCGCGAATGGGTTGACCAGTTTGCACATACATTACAAAGCACTGACATTAAGGAATTTATTCAGGAACTTGTGATTGATCCGTTTATGAAATATATTCTGCAAAGAACATTTCCGTATATGATTATCGCATTTTGTCTGTTTGGTGCAGTATTTTTGTTTGTTGTGCTGACATTTGTACTTATACTTTTCAGGCGCCCTGATATTATGCAATGTCCGACGTGCAAGACGTTGCTACGGAGTGGAGGTTGAACATTACAGTGAGTTTGTAACCCCTTGTAAATTGGCATACCTTTCGTAGAGGTATAGGTAGTATGGGCGATTCCGGAACAAATCAGACAATTGCAACAAACGTACGCAACTGGTTACACTATGATACACTTGCATCATCACTGTATAAACAGGCAACGCGTGCACGCCAAGTACGCGACGAATTTGAAACGAAAGTCATTACCACTCTGCACGAACAGCGTATGGAAAATGCTGTGATTCAAATTAACAGTGGAGTACTGAATGTTGTGGAAGAGAGGACACCACGGACACTGACATTCACTGGAATTGAGCAGATGTTACATATGTATTTTCAACACAAGGGTGCAGGTGCACGTGATGATACAAAAGATATTATGAATTTTTTCCGTAAACATCGCGGATATACGACACTGAAACGTTTGCGCAAATCGGGTGGAGTGTCTGTACCACCTCTACCACCGCCTCCTGGGCAGGGCAGTGGGATGTTAATGAATGGTGGTGGAGGAGGGGGTGGTGGCAGTGTCAGAATGTAAAAGGACCTAAACTCGCCACACAACTACTGTATAGTATTGTACACTTCGTGTAACAAGTAGACATCATACAGAATGTCATTCGCAAAGGCTAAACCGGTTGCATCCGCATATC